CATTGCTTGTGGCAATAAGATCGTTATCGGACGGCGACGATGCATTGCTTGTGGCAATAAGATCGTTATCGGACGGCGACGATGCATTGCTTGTGGCAATAAGATCGTTATCGGACGGCGACGATGTGGGCGAAGGATGCCTCACGAACACTGACGGTGGTGGTGTCTTGCGGATGCGAAAATTGTACATTTTACGCTTGTTGTGTTGTCGTGCTCTATTACTATTCAAAAAAGTCAAAATTTCGCAAAGGTATGGGATCTAATGATCCGCACCCTAATCACGTCATGTGTATCTACCACCCTGATCGTGGTAGTACGGTGCTGCATTTATTCCTTCAACCAGTGTGCTTTGCCTTTTGTTGCGACGAGGCCTCCGTAACGGCCACCGAGGTCTATATGCCGCACCATTATTGGGTTTCGATTGCAACGATTTATGGTATAGTCTTGCATTTTTCTGATCATGTTTTGAGACGTGAGGGTTGCCCTTTACGTTGGTGTGTAAACTATATACTATACCGTTGATCGCCAACGTTCCTAACACCACTCCTATGATCAGATACACATAAATCATCATATTAGGTGCTCCCTTATCATCTAATGGGAAGCTTGGGACCATTTTTTGGTCAGGGGCATACTCATTTATAAATATCAATGCGATAACTATTATCACAATAAATGCGGCAGCGGTGTTTAAACAATATGTCTGACATATTGTTTTGCCCAATTTATTTTTATTATAGCATTTACTATGACCACGAAATGGATTCAGCATTGTTGTTATATTAAATTATTTTTATTCATTATCATAAAAACCCTTTATTCATAGCATGTTCTGTTAACCCAACTTTGTTCTGCCTTTTGCGGACTTCGTTAGATTTGGTATTGCTGTACATGACATATGCACATATATTAATAGATACCACTAGTACGGCCATAAACGCGGATAAAGTGACAAATGCCCACATATTTGGGCTACCATCATCGAGAATCGGTAACCCAGGGTGACTGGTTTGGTCATCTTTATATGCGTAGTATATGGTCAGCGCAATCAGACCAATAATGATTGTGACAGTGACCATATTTAAACAACGCATTCTGCAAAATGTCTTTTTCAACGGGGGACTATATTCGTCCGAGCAATTTGACTTTGAAAATGGGTTCGGCATGATGCTATATACGACGCACTGGAAGATTCGCATTCTATAATATATATGAACGTGTTTGATTTTGAAAAGCTGATAATGCAATATATAGACTAATCAATGTCCGATACCACTACATCAGATCATACTGTTATCATATACGAGTTGCCAACCATTGACGACCTGAAGTGCCTGCATATACGTGATTGGGCTATCCCACAGCTGGCGCCAATTGATCGACAGCTGCGCGCCACAAAATCTCTGATTGATAAGCCATATCAGATCAATGCCAACAGATGGGAGCGCATAACTCGTCGACTAGAGGTGTCGTACCACATAAGTCAACGGATTCGACCAATTATTCCACTCGCCAATAACACGGTGTCCAAACTCATCGAACTGCTAAATCAATTTTCTCACGATATATTTCCAACTGGTCGTGCTTCGCATGAGTTCGTTCACTTTGATAACGCAGCAATGCCTGGTATATTCCCGTACACCATGAAATATTACCTACATGCCAATCACCCCAACCTTAAATACGTTTGGTATGCCAGCTCTCTCATAGAAACAACAAAAGAGGCCATGTCACCATTGCGTGATGAGTACGGTTTGTGGAAAAATTATCCGGACAATTGGTTAATGGACGATAATTACAATGGTGATGTTATGAGCCAAAAGGTACAGCAACATTTCAAAGAGCGACTCGGTGGTAAAGTTGATCTATACACTAGTGACATTGGATTCGATGTGTCGTTCAACTATAATGAACAAGAGACGCTTCAATCACCGACCAACCTTGGTCAGGTTATTTCCGGCCTGATCACACTCAAAAAAGGAGGAACACTTATCACTAAGCAATATACATTCATGACTTCGTTCACAATATCACTAATGGGGCTGCTGACGCGACTATTTAACAAGTTGTATGTCACCAAGCCAATGACCAGCAAACCGGACAATAGCGAAACTTATTTAGTTGGTATTGGTTACAATGGGATTGATGATGATATGATGCAAATGCTGATGCGTAGACTCGACAATGTTGCTAAAATTGGTGTGGTTCATGATGTGGGAAAGACCAGCGAACGTAAGGTGGTGCCTATGAAGCCACTGATTCAAAAAGGATGCATAGGTGCGGACTTTATAAACGCTATCATCACTGCAACCGAACACATTAGTGGAAATACCATTGCCAAAATAGAGTCAAACTTGGCTGAGTTTGCAGAATCAAATGTCAAAAAATCGTCGTCCACCGGTTCAACGTCAAAAATGTCGAGTGAGGTTGACAAATGGTTCATGGTGAATCCGATCAAACCGATACCAAATGACAAGTTCTTGAGGACATCACAGAAGCCCAGGCAAAAACAAACGAACAAAACCGACCGACGCAAGTTCAAAAAATAATAATGCATATAACTGATCACACGATACATATATCACCCCACTTCATACCCGGTGATACGCACGACAACAACTGTGCGTCTTCTATAGTTGGGTAGCTCACATCGTCAATGATGGTATCTTTTTTCTCATTCGTTGGTGTATCTGGGTCTATGGTATATGTATCCATAAGGTAATTAACCAATGGGTGTGTTGACTTTTCCACAAGTGAACAGTCTTGACCAACACTTGGTTGATGTATTCCGACCAAGTATGTTTTGTCGGTGTTGTTATACTTGATGCGTATCGATCGATGTATGTTTAGCATTCGAGATACACTTCGCGCATCGCACCACAGTACGAAACATTCCATTTTGGTGTTTCGAATAAATACCATAAACTTGTTTCTATCCTCATGATAAATACCGCTGATGATGTTGTACATAACCCACTCATTATGGGTCATTGGCAGTGAGTCATTTAAAATCTGTCGAAACTCATTTAGAGAATCACCATCTGTATGCTGACTCACATATAGTCGAGTGCGTTTCAACAAATCATAACTTCGACATAGTCGGTCGGGAATGAACATGACACGTGTGTTATTTATAAACCCAAAGATCTTTTGTATTATATAACGCCTTGCCTGAGTGTTTAGTATTATTTATGTTTGAAAAATTTGTTGAAGACTATCTCGACGCATTGATAAATGATGCTAAAGATAGTGATCATATCGTACAGTATGATAATATACCGGTGTATGAAGAGATATTAAATTACTGCAAACAAAACAACCTAATGATATCAAACGTTTCTAATATGATAGACAGTTTCAAACGCGTCGGTGTTGGTGACATAGCTGCTAAGTGCGGTGGACCATTAAATGCATACTCATCGGACATCCTCAAAGAGTATTCTATGGACACAAACCCAATGACTAAATTTATCATATACGGACCATTTATTTTTAAACACGCCAACAATTTGGCGAATCAAATATGTATCAATCACACCCAGTTTGTTGAATTATTCACAACACTTAAAGGGCGACTATTCAATATGAAAGTATCGGGTGAGGCAGGTATCATAACGTTCGTAGACATCCGCACTGAGTTTATCAAGCTTGCTCCGGCTATCGCAGGTAAATGGTTACCCCCAAACATAGAACTCATTAATATATATCATCAACTATATGCACCACAATTTTATTGTAATCGTAATATACTCATTGAACACGAAAGCAAATGTTGGCCGCTGTTTTTAGATATGCATGATACCAAGTGCAAACCACTCAAACGGTCGTTCCCATATAATTCAGTGGTGTTGACATGGCTCAAGAATCGATCAGATTGTATCCTCATTGGACCGATGGCAACGACACATGCTAATCGGAATAATTACAAGATTCAAATCGTTACCTCGATGCCATCTGGACATATAGCTGATGAAATTAAATTACTTATGCGGCGCGTGGCCAAGTTACCAAACATTGAGTCCCGATCATACCTTGCTGAAAATATACCAGGTGAATACCGACTCACCAAAACAATAATGTACAACAAAAATGATCACATTGTTGAGATATTTAACACCGCTTCGTATGATCTAATCCCGTACATTGTTGTTGATGATATACAGGTTGGACTTCCCTATACTCTTCTGTATCACATGATACTAGATGTCTGGTTTATAGGAACTTTGGGCGAACGTAAAACACTGCCACAACGGGCGGTTAAACATATTATATGTGGGTACATTGATATCATGAAACACGTCCGTGCAAAAAAATATAATATCGATAAACCAATGTTTATGGGAACTTATAAAGATGATTCACTGGCTAAAAAACGATTATCTTTATCAAATAGAATCAGACCATATTATCCAGCACAGACTAAGATAGCCAATGGTGACTACCGCGTCATCTAATCGGTGTCACCAACTCCTTCAGATGATGACATGTCACTTTCGTCTTCATCCGACCCCTTGTTTGATTTCTTGGCAGGTTTCTTCTTTTTTGCGTCGTCTGTTGCGATATCAGCCGATTCGGGTTTAACTGTCAGTTTTTTACCACGTGTGCGGCGCTTGATTGGTTTGGGCAGCGGTTTTGCCTCTTTTATATCCTTCACACATTCGCTACTGTCTTCCTTTTCTTCACAGTTGTCGTTCTCGATGGTGTCAGCTTCATTGCCAGCTTCATTGCCAGCTTCATTGCCAGCTTCCTTTTTAAGGGGTTTCTTACGTTTGATGAGATGGTCGTTATACCATTGTTTAATGTTTTTGTAGAAACTAACACGTTGTTTCTTTTCCATATTCGCCCAAATGTGACCAGCCAGGTATTTGTTGAGCATGATTGGTTTTTCAGCATCAGTCAGGTTTTCTAACGCTTTCATCTTGGGCGCATCGATATAGTCACACTCCTTGAGGTTATGCATTTCCACTGGAATATTGTTCATGACCCATTTCTTGTCGTCTTCGTCACCATGGAGTAACATTCTACCAAGTACGCGATTGCTCATGCGTGAATTTGGGCATGTTTCAAACAATGGTTTATCACCTGGACTTTCCTCAACCTTGGTTGGGGGTTTTGTGACTCGTGGTTTTCGATCCTGTGAAGAGTGTCCGAAAGTCGTACCTAATAATGCACTCACGGCATCGGCTTTGATACCAAGTGTCGTGAAATTGACGCCGTTTTGGGAGTGCATGTACTCGCAATACTTGGCCAATAGCAAAACCATTTTCTTGACATCGCCGGGTTTGGAGTCATCCAAAGGAACCATAGACGCGTAAAATAGTTCTCTGTTGACGTGCGTTAAGTCCGACATTATATTGTATTGGTGTTGTATCGGTTCAATATATTATCGCAGGGTAAATTCAAACTTAAAATTTTTGGATCATCATGAGATTTCTATCGTCCATAGGAACTCTACGCTTCATACCAGTGCTCACAGCACTCATCACACCATATACTATAGCACCAGGTATCATTCCAGCTGGTCCATTCGTTATACACCCACCAATCGCACCACGAAATATACCCTCTCGTGCTGATTTGATTATCTTCTTGTAGCTTGATTTATTGAGCGACCTGCGTCGAAAATAGTTATCTATCATTTTGTTAATTCTATCCTGCTGGTATTGGTCAAAATCAGGTATATCCCACAAATTGACGTTGTCTCGAAGTTCTGTTTTGTTTCGATTGTCGCATGATATAGCATCGACTATGAGTCCTATCATTATTATAACTACAATCGCTAAACATGTTTTGGCAATCACACTATCGTGAAACCAGCTCATTTTTGATTACAAGTGCTTATTGTATATTGGTGAAAAATATATTAAATTTGATACCATATATGTTAATATATAAACCCCCGACAATCAGTATAATGTCGATTTCGCAGTTTATACCACCGTTGAATGTCATCAATAACGAGCAACCCTTTCGCTCAGATGTTCTCAATATAGTAATTACGTCGGATATTATGAGGCGGGGGATATGCTCCGATCAAATAAAATCAAGTGATGACTACTATGAGAAAGGTCTCAAGCAAATTATCACATCGAACGTCGTGAAGGGTGTTATCAGCAATGAACTTGAGGCCAACACAAATATCAACACGATCAGTTGGAATTTAACATATACTGATGTCACACCAAATCGGCCAAAGGTCGCACAGGCTGCAGACATCATCAATGTCGTTCCACTTATGCCCAACGAAGCTAGTTTGCGCAACCTTACATATTCTGCCGAGTTACATGTCCGCATCATAGGCGCAATCACCGCGCATTATGCCGACGGGGATACACGCTCAGTAGACGTTAATGTGCGCCGTCATATTGGTAGTATACCAGTGGTTGTCGGTGGTAAGTATTGTAATACATACGGCATGTCTGCAGAGAGTTTATTGCGGATCGGTGAAGATCCGTCATCATATGGTGGTGAGGTCATCGTGAAAGGTATAAGCAAAAACATAGACAACACAGAAAGTTCAGCATATAATCTTGCCAAAATCTACAAAAACAAAGGTTTCAAAAATGAAGTTGTTCGGTTTGAAATTATTTCAAAGCCCGGTGATGGTCATGAAAACTCAGCACAGATGTTTTGCAAGTTCCTGACAAGTGGTCAAATTATTATCACCGTCGACCGCGACCCACTCAGTAATACCCAAATACCATTTTACTTGGTGTTTCGATTATTCGGGTGGGAGACGGATGCGTACCTATTCGATAACCTCATGCTTGACGAGGACCCACTTGTTAATCAATATATATTAAAAAGCATCAACTGTGCATATATGCACAAATATAAAAATTACCCGAACGCGGTTTCTATGTACGACCCGGTTGAGATTATAAAGATGTTAGCAGGTTCAATGAAATCTTTCGAACGTAAGTACAATCCGAAAGATGACAACTCTATCAAAAACTGTGTCAATATATTTATGAATTCAATGGATAAATATCTATTGCCACACATTGGTGTCAGTCCTGAATTTCGCGATGAGAAATTGCGCAATATTTGTCACCACATTCATCATATGTTTTTAGTAGATTTGGGGATCACCAAAGAAACGGACAGAGACGCTGCCAAAAATAAGCGCATACATGCGATAGGAACCGCATTGAGTAAAACTACAAAAACGCGATGGAATCTCACCGTGAATAAGCCTATATCAACAGCGGTCGAGAACGACCTCAAGAAAACACCGTTTGATAAAATTAACCCTAATCGTATTATTGCAAATCTTCCACTTAAGGAACTGGAAAAGGGTTTAACACAGCCGATCATACAGGGGAACAAAGCGGAACTCATTGTTGGCAAAACGGTTATCACGAACCGTATGTCATCAAGTCAACTCCATCGCAAATCACGTATCGGTATATACTCAACTAAGCAGCAAATCTATAACCCTGGTGATAAAACGCAAAAACAATCGAGTCGCGCGTTCGCAATGCGTGCAGTCCATCCAACAAATGATGGAATACTGTGTCCGAGTCAAACACAAGAAGGTGAGTCGGCTGGGCTAAACAAACAGATAGCAATTGGTGCACACATATCAATGGCGACAAGTAGTGCGCTGTTGAAAACGAAGATCGCCGAGTGCGATGAAATCACACGATTTGGTAAAATAACATCACAAGACATCCGCAATGGGTATTCGGCAGTAAACGTGAATGGACATATCGTAGGTTACACAATGCGACCGCAGTACGTTATTGATAAATATCAGCACGAGAGGCGCACCGGTAATATCGATCAACACACTTCAATGTACATGGATCCCATAACTCATCACATATATTTCTGGTGTGATTTAGGTAGACTCATGCAAATGCTTATCGTTGTCAAAAACAACAGAGGCAACACACACAGCAAGCCTAGTGAAAAAATACGCAAGTCGAAGTTTGCGCAATGGATCAATATTACCGAAGAGCATATTGCACGGATGCGTCGGGCAGAACCCGGTGTCATTGACGAAATGTTAAAACATGGTATTGTTGAATTCATTGGACCCGGTGAACATGAGATGTTATATGTCGCGTCGTCGTTCGATGATTTGTGGCAAGATCGCCATAATGAGCTAAAGCCATACACGCATTGTCGTATTCCTGCCGCGATGTTTGGTCTGCCCTTATTATTGGCCGCGTTTCCCACATGCAACCAACCGGTTCGAATTGCATACCACACAAATCATGCACGGCATGCGATGGGTATCCCAGATTTGAATTGGCCATTCCGTTTCGACACTGAGTATTTCTATCAACCATGTAATGAATACCCACTGACAAGAACCATAGCATACGATATCATTGAGCCCGGTGGCATGAATATTAACGTAATGATTGGTGCGTTCTCGGGGAAGAACCAAGAGGATTCACTTGTTATAAATAAAGGATCCATTGAGCGCGGTCGTTTCCCTGGTATATTCTTCACAAATATGGTTGCCGAATTCGAGTTCAGTGATAAGGTCGGCAAGCCGGACCCAACGACGACGGATGTCAGCCCACACATTAACTATGAAACAATTAGTGACAATGGTATCCCGCGGATAGGAACGATGATAAAAAAGGGTGATGCTGTCATTGGGAGGTACGTCGAAAAGGTAAGTACATCACAGGATGATCGCAAATATGCGGACCGCTCAGTTGTATATTCCAAAAATGAGGAAGCGTACGTTGTTTCCGTATTCCCGCCAAACCTTAAGTACCCCGCACGCAATCAGGACGGTCGTCGCATCATTCGGGTGAAACTAGCCATCATCCGCCCGATAAAGATAGGAGATAAACTGAGCACGAGATCAGGGCAAAAGGGTATAGCTTCGTCGATTCTCCGAGATTCCGATATGCCATACACAGCAGCCGGTGTCAAACCAGATATCATTGTCAACACGCATTGCATGCCTACACGCATGACAATCGCTCAAATGCTCGAGTCGTGTGTTGCCAAAATCTGTGCAATCCTTGGCATCACCGTGGACTGCACCGCGTTCAAGTCAGTTGAAATTCAGGACATAGGCGATGCACTAGAACATCTCGGGTTTAACAGAGATGGTACAGAAGTATTTTACAACCCGTACAATGGCCGCAAGATGAAAAATGCAATGTTTGTCGGGCCAGTATTCTATGAACGCATTGAAAAGTTCTGGTCGGACAACCTTCGTATCGTTAGTGGCGGTTCTATTGACTTGGTCAGTCGCCACATCAGTGACAATGGCGAACATAGAGGATTACGCCTCGGTGAGATGGAAAAGGATTGTATCATGGCGTTGGGTATGTCAAGCGTATGGGGTGAAAAAGCGTACGACCACTCACATGGATTCACCACATATTATTGTCGACGTTGTCAAGAACCAGCTGTCGCAAATCATGGAAATATTAATACCGAAGCGTATTACAAATGCAAAACATGCGGTGATAGTACCGAGATCGTTGAATTGCCATCTAGCTGGTCGTCAAAGTTGGTCCGCCAGAGTATGAATGTTTGCAACACCGGAATCAAATATAAGATCGCCCCATTTGAGTATGATCGACACCTTGAACCATCGCAACTATTCATAGATGACGACGATGTCGACATCGGTACCGATAATGATAGCAGTGGCGATAATAGCAGTGACGCCGAGATTGAAGCCGACGAGGGTGACGAAGAATATGTCACCATTAGCGACGTGGACGTAGACGAGGATGACAAAAAAGAAACATCGCATGCTGATAATGCGATTGCCATTACCATTGAATAAAATATGGCATATTAAGTTTGTGGTTACTATTTTTTTGAACACATTTTTCGTTATAGAATTCATTAGGCGGGCATATTCATGGTGGTTATTGCATTGAGCATAGCCAACTCGGCAGCTGTGGGTCCTACGGATGCTTGTGCTTGTGCTAATGCGTGGGCAGTATCTCTCGTGCGTGTGAACATATCAGTTTTAGCATGATCGATATCATCAGCGAATAAATGCGTCCTTCCTGTAGCTATGCCCTTATTGTAAGTGTAATACAGGAAACCACCAACGAATGCAATATCAAGAAAAAGTATAATCGATCCAAACCACTTTAGGTTCTGAGCTTCCCCTGCATCATATTCAATCTTATGCTCTAATGCGAACTTCTCATTATGGATTGATCTCGTCAATTGCTCAACATAAATAATAACCAGTATTGTATGAATCACGACGAAGGCCGTGGCGAACCCTGTCAATTTTTGTGGATTGGTTATTGGCATCAACAATCTATATATTATATATAGATTATATTAATTTTTTAATTTATCGTAATATTGCGATGATTTTAATTTAATTAGAGTATGGTGTATCAATCATTTACACGCGACCGCGGCGTTCATCTACATTACGCGATGGTTGTTTTATATGTAAAATACGAGAATCCACAGACAAGTGCGACATCCATAATAACTAGCGCCGTTCCCAACCATGTGTGGTCATGATTTTCCTTTTCGTCGTATGTAAGATTATGGTCCAATGCGTATTTTTTTTGACGTGCATCTTCAAATAGTATCATATTATTTTCAATTTATTTAACACAACCATTTTATTCGTAGGTATACCGGGGCATGTAATATACAAAAAAAATATATCGTTCATTCAAACCCTAACACACGGATTCGGGTCTAACCAAACAATTTATACGCACCGCAGTTGGATAAAGACTACTGTTGCGCAACCTCAAATGACAAATGGTTAGCCATAATATATCATATATTAAAAATATATGACGAGCGCCCATGCCATATAGTTAAACTATATCATGATAATCCAGGTCATGAATCTCGATAAAAGACGGTGGGCATTGTATATATATACATATACAATGTATTCATTTAAAATGAATTTCTGCTACATGTCGGTAAGTGCTAATACCATCTCCTTGAACACCTCTAGGGTTATGGTTGTCTCACCGTCCAACATATTAGATACTTTATCAATCATGTAACATATTTGCATCACCGCCGGTCGATTTTTTTCATTGATACATACACCAATGACTGCAGATATGTTAGTGTACACCGTACTGGTGGTATGTGGACACGTTTTGATGACGCACATGATAGGATCATTATCATCTTCAGGCCCACAGCGAAGTGCATGTGCAAGCAGTGAGCATACGTATTCTTTGCATCCATCCTTAACTTTGCAGTTGGGATGGTTCTGAACTATAGATTCCCTCACCTGTTTTTTGAGAGCACGCATGCTGTATAAATTATTGTCACCGCAATCACCCCACATCGTTGTGTTAATATTATTGATAATATATTCAAATTTAAAAACACGTATATATATGCTTACTTAGGTGTATGTGGACCAGCAAGGTGCGTCGACGTGTTGCGGGATCTATATGTGCCGGACTCGTAGTGGTAGCACTTACGGTGTATCTCGTATCGTTATACACATGCAGTAAACACAATGATAGTATTGACCATGGTATTAAATGGAAAGAAGGACCCCGCAACGCATGTGTGAAACTGTGGTCATTATTTGGCACTCCATTATATTACGATGAATTGCAAAATGGCTATGCGGTATGGGCAGGCGACCAATTAAGTAGTACTTACTGGTCGAGCCTAGTTGTTTTCGATGATATGCTGAAGCACAATGATCATTATGATTTTATATCGGCCACTATTGATATTGACATACCGTCGACAAAAGTATCGGATGTTATCAACCTCGATGAGTCGATTATGTACGACCAACTGAGAAAAAAACTAACAGTACGATGCAATAGCATCATGTGTATAATGGGAACAGTATTCGCTGCCATACAGATCGCTTACGATGAAATAAACAATACCGATGCCAGAGGTATCATCAAAAAATATAAAGAAGAGGATGTGACATCATCTGAATATGATGAATTAAGCTACAATCTATCAACTGCGTTTGACAAATATCTGTGAGTTCTCATTTTTATACCATGGTACAATCAGTGTTATGTAATGGTCTCTCTTTCATGGGTTTGTTCTTTGATTTTGTAATAAAATGATTGACAGTATCTCGGAGATAAGTATTATCCTTGAGAAGTTCATCATTACCCACCGTCTATCATTCTCTTCAATAAGATCGGCATTGGTACGTTTTTCATTGCGTACGCACGATTCGAACACATGGTTTTTAACGCATACGTCGTTGTCAGATGTATATATCCGTGAGTATTTTTTTGACGTGTACTGGCGTGATGTTAGAACGAAGCATATCTAGTAAGCTATATGTGTCCAATCGGTGGATGGTACTGGCTGTGTATATTAGTATTGGCTTGATAGATTTCCCCATTTTTACATATTGCAAAATGTATTTATCAATCATTTTCATTGACGGTGGTGGTAATTTCTTTTCACTGTAAATAATAACGTCGTTGTTACATATGGTCGAGTTAATATCACTGGTTGCAGATATGAAGTCCGATGCTAACATTGCCGAATACGACTTGGCCTCGACAATTTGGTAATTGGACCGGGATCGGGTGGCCGACAAGCTTGATGGGACAGTGGCAACGCCGCTAACCGTTGACAAATTTAATTTTTTACTAATTGCTTGAGTCATGTCACTGATCTTAGCCTGATCAATATTCAACTTCCCTGCAATAACAATATTGAGCATCATATTTTCAACGAGTTCATTGGATACGTGGATGTACTCGGACCGCATCGGTTTGGCGTTCAACAAAACAATATTCGCAGTATACTTGGCATACAATCGATGTGGAACTATTGCTTTTACAGTTAGAATGAGGGCCTTCTTTAATGCGGTGTAATTAGCTGGGCATACAAGATGGATAGAAAACTCACCGTTTCGGTAATTGCACCGAACCGAAGATACACCGCTACTGATCTGTAACATTGGCGTACCTATAAGTTTCTCTTTCACATTATCAAACACAGAAAATGCCATCGCAGTCGCTTCCGATCCGCATGCAAGTGTAGGGCACCCGCATGGTCGACCACATTCTAATTTTTTATACGCAAACCAGTTGGCTTGCTTAACCGGGAATCCGATAGATACCGCCATGCCTGCCGGCAACTTTTTATCGGTCACACATGTCACGATTACCTTACCAAAATTTGCTTGCATAATAGGTGCCGTATATAGACACCATTTGTTTTTGTAGCAATGCCAAAAAATACTCACCGAACCGAAGTACACTTACTGGGCTGCCGACACGACCGGCACAGATATAACCTGATGTTGTTCTCCATCCATTATAACCACCATCAACTTGGACGTATCGGTCAATGGGTGTGTGTAGCTCAAAACACAATTAATTGTACCGACGTGCTGTTTGTTACATTGTAGACATTCCACGTTGCGTTCGATGTGAAAAGTTGACTTGACTGAATACACAGTGTCAGCTATCTCTTGTGAGTTGAGTGACACTGCACATATACGACCATCATATGCGTCATCGCGAACACGAACAATGCCGGTATACTTGTACTCGACGGGCTCCTCGCATGTACATGTGGCACTTGTGTCAAATTCTAATTTGCCATCCCAGTGGTTTGTCATATTATATATCTTATTAATATCTGCTTAAATATATGTAATGTTATTGACATGGATCAGCAAACCGAATTGTCCTCGAGTTTAATTACACCAAAAGAGTATACCCCACCCTTGGCACCAAATGGTGTGGTAACGGAAGAAGCTTGGCACAGTGAAATAGAGTGTCAGATCATACGATGGCGCAAGTATTCTAAAAATATGCAACAACTACATATTTCAGCAGGTTATCATTACAAAACTCGCAAGATTAGATATGGCCTAATACCGAGTGTATTACCACTTATCATGGCGCCTATATCAATTGTCATGACAGACTACTTGTGGGGTGTGTATGTAAATGCAATGGTACTTGCCATAGTTGGGTTATTTACAGGTTTGTTATTATTCTTCGCACCTGGTGAGAAAATGCAGAAGCATTTTAGTTTTTCTACTCGATATGCCGACATAGTGACTGATATAGACGCCGAACTTATCAGGTACCGGCAATTTAGAGCGGCGGCCGATGTATTCACAACGAAGATTAAAATGGCTATTGATAATCTATCATTTCAAGAACCTACCATCCCAAAATATATCATTACCGGTAAGCGTCAGTATTTTGGCGAATTCGCCGCGCTATGTTGCTGCATATCGCAAAAGAAAGCACCTATATACGTGGATGTGCCGGTGAGTGCGGATGCTACACTGTGATAAATTAACATATGCGACACTGCGCGGTCATATGACGCATCACACACCCCCCTTTCTCCAGTTATCAACGACTTGCCACATGATGAATTCAGTGTGATTTAAAAGTGGTGTTATAATATATAGCGGGGTCTAGTTATCAGTTTGGTTGCGTATTATGTGTAAAACTCGCGTCAGTAATATATTACGGGATGGGTAATAGTCATAATGTGAACTAACACTTCGTACATAACAATTGTTACTGTACCGAGTAGTAATACTACCTACCTGATGTGGGATTCCAAAACACAACTACTGAAAGCAAAAACGAAACTCGTGGGGACGAAAATATTCAAAATATGGAAGAAGCAACATCCAAAAATGGCGTACCAGAGAGAGAAAAAACAACAAATTACTAAGCACACTATTGTAAAGGCGAAGCAATGCTTGCCGCAACGTCGTGTAAATAATATACCCAAATCCGTCGTGCATGACTGGGTGCTCATGATGGTACAGTCGCGCAGACCATATAAACTACTCAAACGACAGTACTACCTACGCCCACGTATCCAAAAAAATAATGTTCCAAAGTCCGATCTCACAGCACTATCATATATGATATTAGTGAATAGAATAATCCAGTACGCAAATGATGTGGATACTACAGTATCCCTTGGTACAATACCCTCAATATATACCGCGCAAAGTACCGTATCAATGAAAATGCGGTCGAGTATTGAGAAGAAGAGTATGGTTCGCCACATATGGCATAGCACCTATAAACCACCGATCCGGTAGATAAGTTGGTATTTAATGACTAATGTTTGTTCAAGTTATAGTCTTCATATTATATAACACTGTTGGTATTAGGTTTATTTTTCTATATCGTAATGTCAGGTTATCCAAGATTGATAAATTTAAAGAAGTATGAATATATAATATGAACATTATGTCAAATACAAGTAATCCACCGCATAGTCATTATGCATTGGACGAAAAATTCGCCCAATCGTTTGTGAAGATGCAAATTGGATGTAGCAAATGTGACAGGGAAACGTCGCGTGAATATTGTCAAACATGCGGTTCTTGTATAATGTGTGGTATTTACCATGGTAAATTGGATACTAGATGCACCTGGTGCACTGATCATAATATCACATCAAAAGAAGAACTCACGACACATCACTGCTGCGTGTGTGATGAAGATGAGTACGAACGTGATCAGTATGAATTGGAACTGGCTCGCGAACAAGTGTCCGAGGAATATGACCACTCGGACTTTTAATCAGACACGTCACCCAACGGGTAGTCGGACAAATCATCATCACTTCGACCCATTATATTTTGATCATCACTGGTGTTTTTTCGTATGTGTTGCTTCAATATTTTTTTTAACTTACGAACACCACCCCGTTTGCGAATTGATACTTCACTCATCCCAAGTATTGATGATATTTGATCGCGGTTTGGGATTGTCTGATTCTTTTTGACATATGATGATAGCTTGACCATATCATCGTCAGTGTATTTGGTGACGCTATCAGTATTTAGATTATCGTCCTTAAACATATCATACTTAGTGTAAAACGACACAATACTATCTACGGATCGATCAATTATTACGGATGTGTCGTTTGCTAGTCGCGACAGTTGTGCAATAGACATTTTGATCCGGTGCATTTTGGCAGCACCTTGCCTAACAGAGTTATATATTTCACTGATAAGATCCACGACATCTTGGTGATCGTCATGTGTGTCGTCCCTACCACCGGTGGTTCCAACGTGCTTTATAATCAAACCCAACATTTGGATCGCGTACTTAACCATATCAGCGGACTGCATGTGCATATATATGACAGGTTTGCCACCGTGAAAGTCAACGGTAAAATTACCCTTGGTTGGAATATTCGGCGTGTTGATACTTATGAAAAGTGCACAGTTAATCTTCTCGCGCTGCTCCATAATTTCACGGTGGAATTTATTGACATCGCTGAGGCATAATGTCGATTTATTATGCACTTCTACAAGTGCCCTGATATTCATTTCGGCGAGGTTAAATAATATATCACGTGAATGATCGGTATGTGAAACATTTTCAATAACACATGCTGTGAATATCTGCGGTAGTATGTTTTCAACAAGTGCTTCGCCTGATTGACCATTTTCCAATGTACTCAAACTATAAAGCTTTGTCAATGGATCCAACTTGGCCAACATTACATCACGTTGCTCGATAAGTGCAGACTCTTTGCTGCTACGCAACGTAGTAATTTCGTCATTGGCCTGTTTAAGTTTTGCGCACCATTCGGATCGCACATCGGCTAGTTGATTACTTTTCTCGTTGCGGATGTCATTCACCACGGTATCGTTATGTAACTGAAGATCAGAATATCGTTGCCGAGCAAGTTGCAATTCGTTAGTGAGTTTGTCAATATTTGTGTTTAATGTATTCACTTGATCGCCGTGGGCAGTACTACCGACCATTTTATGATGTTCGGCGAGCATATGTCCACCGTAATCGATCAGTAATTTGCCATCGGTTGGTTTCAGTTTATCTAAGTCTATATTTGGTTTGTAACCTTGCGGGACATTTATCTTTATTACGTGTGACATCGTCGTTTACGTCGTATAAATACGTGTAAATTATATATCATATTGCACATTATTTTTGTATGTATCATCGATAAGTAACATTGTCCCGCGAATTGTTTTCTTTGAAAAGATGCATAATCTTATATACTTTCACGAAGATGTCAAGACAAAACTTAGGTTTTAATAATACGTCCTCTTTCTTATCTGCGTTATCCCGACGCATATCAGTGGTTGAGACCGATATCGGTGTGCTGGAAAGATCAGTCGGTAATAATCTCGTGACTAATGCTTCGACTGGCGCAACCGGTGTCGGGACAAGTGACGCGACGTCGAAGCTGCACGTTAAAAGCGCAACGACACGCACAGACATTGGATCAGTGTCTGTCGTCGTCGGTGCTGATGCATTTCAAGCAGACACAGTGACCATGCGAGGCGATGTCACTAATGATCTTAATAACCAGTATTGGTTCTTATGGAGTGCCAAAAACGCAACAACATATGTTGTGTGGTACAATGTCCAGTCCAATGGTGTCGATCCAAACCCATCCGTAGTTGGTGCGGTTGGTCCGGCAACCTCAATCATGGTTGCAATTCCAACTGATGAAACTGCTATTAACGTAGCTATCGCGACAGCTGCTGCCATCAATGCGGTGGTCGGGTTTACTGTACCTGTCCCATCTACGAGCACATTAATCATAACGCGGACCGCGACTGGGTGGGCATCCGCACCAGTTGATGGTACGATCGGTGGGTTGTGGGCAACATTGCAAACCATACCCGGAGTATCTGCTATGGACGTAGTAGGCACCGGTACGTCATTTACTACGTCATATTTGGACGGCGATGCGATTAAGATCGATTCTGCAATATACACGATCACAAAGATTATTAACAACACTCGTTTAGTATTGGATCGCGAAGTGCCGGTGAGTGTCACGTCAGTCGCATACTTCAAAGATATTGGGTTGTTTAGCGTCGAGACCGGTGGCGGTGCCAGCAAGTTCCTCGTTGATAGATCCGGTCGAGTCGGCATTGGTCGCACCCCTGTGGCTCGTATCTTAGAAGTAGAAGACAAGTCCCCATCAATTCGACTTTATGATACCCAATCAAATGACCTGGATACGGTTTCAGGTGTTGTTGAGTGGTGTGATAGTTCAAGCGACACCGTCGCCGGATATATCGGGTTTCCAAATATTACCGATGCGTCTTTTACCATTGATAACCGCGCAACGAATGGATATCTTACATTCCTGACGAATTCGGCAGAACGCATGCGGGTCACAAATACGGGTGCAATCAGTATCGGAACAACGAGCCCTGCCGCAACCGCATTAGTTGATGTTACTTCGACAACAATGGGTGTCAAGTTCCCGGTTATGACTACACTACAAAAGAATGCAATCGCGAATACTGCAGGCTTGGTTGTGTTTGACTCGGATCTTGCCAAACTTGCTGTTAACACTGGTACTGGGTGGGAGACAATTACCTCGGCGTAATAACATACGGTGTAAATTGTGACAAGTGCGATTCACTTTCAATGATCGCACTTGGTTGGGAATCATCGACACTTCATTGGAGTGTCGAATGCAAAAATGCGGGTGTGTATTATTAATGGTTGACGCACCATGTACTTTTTTTTAAAATATAAGATAATCAACTTTAGTCATGGTTATATATTGTGTGACCGAATCATGTCGAGACAGAATAGCGCTGGGTTCAATGACACATCTGCTTTTATTTCATCACTATTTAGACGATTGGCTTCATTAGAAACGTCCACAGCTGCGTTAAGTGCCAGTGTATCATCTAACCTCGCGAGTAACACAACAACACATGCAGTCGGCATTGGTACATCCGCACCGCTCAGTAAACTCAATGTAAAAAATGCAACCACTCGCATATGCAACGGTCGTGGTCGTGCAACTGTCGGCAGTGACAATGCGCAGACAGACACAGTTACATTTCGTGCCGATAATGGCGCGGACATGACCAATACTTATTGGTATCTTCACAGTGCACAAAACGCAACCGCGTACGTCGTATGGTACCGACTTAACGGGGTGGGCACCGACCCATACCCAGCAACTGCGACCGCCGCCGGATTGGCCACATCTATTGTGGTGGATATCGTCACGGGTCAGTCGGCTATCGATGTCGCTATCTTGACGCGTGTCGCTATTCTTGCAGCAGCATCATCCGACTTCGCAATCCCAGCGACCGTCACAAGCACACTCACTCTTAACTATTTAAATGATGGATGGGCAGCTGCACCATTCGACGGAACGGTCGGTAGGCTGTGGGCAACATCCCAGGTCATTGCAGGTCTTGCTGGGTCGGATATTTTAGGATCAGCTACATTATATACCACTGATTTTGAAGAAGGTGATTCTATTTTGATTAATAACGAGCTGCATACGGTCGTCCGCGTTATCAGCGCTACTCGATTGATTATCGATGCTAGCATGTCAGCAAGTGTAAGTAATGCAACTATCAAAAAAGATATAACACTGCTGCGACTGGAGACATCCGACGGCAACCCAAAAGTTACAGTTACTGAATCTGGCCGACTCGGACTTGGGACAACTACACCCGCCGCACGTATGCATGTTACACAAAGCGAATCAGCACTCACTGAAATTATCATCGAGAATACCCGCAACGATGTTGCCAATTTTGAGACATGTAACGCTATCACGTTCCGAGCGGGTGAGTCGCAAAACCCAATTGCACGAATTGCATCATTTGTTGAAGGAAATAATGAAACA